CACTTTTTTTAACTTTTTTCACACTTTTCTGCGCTTAACCACGCATGAAGAGAATGATATCACGAACACACTCACGGTCAGTAGAATCGACACCGTATTGCAACACACCCTTCAAATTCAACTCACCTTTGAAGTATTGGTTGATACCCTCTACAATCTCTGCATCAGTAAATTGGTACTCATCTGCATAGAGACCGTCATGCTCTAAAGAGTAGAAATCACGCATGTAGTTAATAAACTCTTTACCACGCTCTGCAATCTCAATCGTTTCAAGTAAATTCATAATGTATCCTTTTTCTCAATCAACACCTATAATATAACCCATCTTGAACCCTTTGTCAAGGGTTTTTTTCACTTTTTTTCAGGTTTTTTTCGTAGGAAAATCAAGCACTTACAAAAAACCCCTCCGAAGAGGGGTATTTTTTACTACTTTAGTTAGTAATTTGCTGTTAGTCGTTTAAGTAGTAATATGGGCGTTGAGAGCGGGTATTAGTGTCGAACATGTTCTGTGTCATGCCATCCGCATCAAAGTTGCCTTTGGTGTTTGCGCTTGCAGAGAAGTTCATAGAGAATGTTGCTACACCACGACCTTCTGCGTTACCATTCACTTGACCATTACCGCTGTTACGGGCGTCTTGCATCAAGTCACCATCATTGATGAATGCATGAGCAGGACCAAATGTGAACATAACGGTACCCATTGCGATTGTTGCGTATGCGACTAAATTTTTCATTTTATTTGCCTTCCGTACTCTGTACGGGGTTCTTGCTTAAAAGATACAAAGGTTCATTAGCATCTGCTAATTTACTTAACCTTATGTATACGCATTATACACGAAAAATGAAAAAAGTCCAACAGAAGTTTTTTATACCCCTATAAGTAAATTTTATAAGGAGTGGGCGTATTTGCACATGTAATATGCGTCTACAACGTCTGAAACTGGATTGGTATTTGGGTTGCCATTCAACACCTTCGCTGGGTCACATCCTGTCTCTGATACAAAACACTCGTACATACGTTCCTTCGGTGCATTGCCTTTTCCAGTTGCAAACTTTTTGATGGTGGTGGGTGCAGGCGTTTCGAAAGAAATGCGGTGATTCCAAAGTTTGTGCTTTAGAAGTCCAGTGTTCTCTGCTATATGAAACACCTGCCCCTTTGAACCCATTGAGTACCCTTCGATAACAACTTTGAATTCAGCGTTGAGTCCTATCTCCACACCACCAGCGGCAGTGAGTACATCTATAATCCACTCTGATATGTTGTTGAATCTTTGTTCGGGCGAAAGAAAATCGGGGTAAGTGTGTCCTATGAAAGAACCAAACTTACCCTCAAATTTTTTAGTTTTTGTTAAATACGAAATACGACAATTGTCCCATGACCACTCTTTTCCTTTATGGATGCAAATGGCAGGGGAAGTCATACTATAGTCAATTCCTACATGTATCATTAATAGTACCTAAAGTTGTCTAGTGTACTATTTATGATAGATTAATTTTCGTATTCGTCTTCGTCTTCGTCAGTCTCGTAGAACACACCAATGTCGTCCCACGCTTCTTGTTCTTGCATTACCTCATCAGCGCAGAATGGGCAGAAGTCGGGTTTTGAATCCGACTCTGCGTCATACCTTACGCTATATTCGTTACCGCAACCTTCGCAACGGTAGTCTTTTACTTCTATTGTCATTATAGACTGATTCCCTTAAATGTATCTGTGCTTACGTCTTGCTTAACGCCACCAATAACATAGGAAGTAATTTCAGTTTCTTGCGGTGCGACTTGTACTTCTGCGCCGCTAATCCACTTCTGAGTCCACGGTAGTGGGTTTGCTTGAGACACCTTGTATGGTGATGGAAGTCCAACTGAATGCATTCTACGATTACCAATCCATTCGATGTAATCGGATAGTAGTTCTTTGTTCAGTCCAATCATACTCCCATCTTTAAACAAATATTCTGCCCATTCTTTTTCTTGTTCGACTGCATCAGTAAACATTTTGATGCACTCATCTTGACACTCTTCTGCAATTTTCTTAAAGTCTGGGTCATCCTTGATGATAGATTTCAGAATTTGCTGTGTTGATGCCAAGTGAACGTTTTCGTCACGAGCAATCAACTTAATAATTTTTGCGTTACCTTCCATCTTCTTCAATTCTGCAAATGCCCAAGAACATGCAAACGAGACATAGAAACGGACACCTTCAAGAATGTTCACACTCATAATGGTCTTGTATAGTGCTTTCTTGAGTTGATACAAGTCAACAACAACTTCTTTACCATTTACTGTGTGGGAACCTTCGCCAAGCATCTGGTACCACATTGAAAGTTCAATCAAGTCATCATAGTATTTTGAGATATCTTCCGCACAATCAAGAATCTCTTGAATGCTTGTGATTTCATCAAACACCTTAGATGGGTTTGGGTAAACGTTACGAATGATGTGTGTGTAACTACGACTATGTATAGTCTCAGAAAACGACCAAGTTTCAATCCAAGTTTCTAGTTCAGGTAGAGACACAACAGGTAGAAACGCCATGTTAGGTGAACGTCCTTGTACACTATCTAGTAGAATCTGCCTCTTCAAGTTTGAAGTAAAGATGTGGCGTTCATGGTCAGTTAGGTCACCAAAATCTTTACGGTCTTTACCCAAGTCAACCTCATCGGGTCTCCAAAAGAAACCCAACTGCTTGTCTGTGAAGTTCTCAAACTGAGAATATTTAACCTGGTCATAACGTGCAATATCAACTGCTTCATCAAAGAACATCGTTTTCTCTAGATGCCCTTTTTTATTGTTGCTATCAAATACTGATTTGCTCATTTATCATAAATCCTTCTTTAAATTGTGCATGAATCGCACACGCCATCATCATCTTGTTCGCCTTGTGGCAGTTGTTCGTCTTTGATTTCAATTTCGCCTTGTCCATCGAAAGTGTTATTGTAGTACAACTGCTTGTGTCCATACTTATAGCATGTAAGTAGGTCAGTCAATAGTGCAGACATTGGTACCTTCTCATCTTCAAACATACGAGGGTTGTATGAAGTGTTTACTGAGATACCTTGGTCAATGTACTTCTGTAGAATCGCAGTCAACTTGATGTAACCCGTTGGGGATTTTTGTTCCCATAGCAAATCGTACTTGTTCTTCAAGTGGTGAATGCCAGGGACAACTTGTTTCATCACGCCATCCTTTGATTGCTTTTCAGATACCAACGCACGAGGGGGTTCGATACCATTCGTTGAGTTAGAAATCTGTGCAGAAGTTTCTGCGGGCATCAATGCCATGAGTGTACTGTTACGGATTCCATGCACTTTTAGTTCTTCACGCAATCCTTCCCAATCCACTTTATCTTGGTGTTCTAGTAGTTCGTTAACATCCTTCTTGTAAGTATCAACTGGTAGAATACCTTTACCATACTTTGTTTCGTTTGTCAAGGGGATACTACCTTTTTCTTTTGCAAGTTCTACACTTGCTTTAATCAAGTAGTATGACCAGTATTGCGCCCATGTGTCAACCAAGTCGAATGCAGATTCATCGTACTTCACGCCATTCTTCGCAAGGAAGTATGCAAAGTTGATAATACCAACACCTAGAGGTCTACGGTTTTTGGTTGCAATCTCTGCTGCTTTGACAGGATAGTTTTGGTAGTCCAACAACGAATCCAATGCACGAACCGCAATCTCACAAGTCTTCTCCATCTCACTTGGGTGTTTGAATGCACCCCAATTGATTGCAGATAGAGTACACAATGCAATCTCACCTTCCTCATCGTTGATATCATTCAACGGTTTGGTTGGTAGGTCAATCTCACAACATAGGTTTGACTGCTTGATTGGTGCAAGTGTCTCATCGAAAGAACTATGAGTGTTAGCGTTATCAACGTTCATAATGTAGATACGTCCAGTATCCTTACGCTCAGTCATAAGCATGTTGAAGTATTCCAATGCAGGAATAGTCTTCTTCTTAACTGTGCGTGAACGTTCATATTTTTCGTACAACTCTGCGAACTTATCTTGGTCTGAGAAGAATGCTTGATACAAGTCTGGTACTTCATCAGGTGAGAATAGAGTAATGTCACCACCTTCGATTAGGCGAGTGTACATCAACTTGTTCAACTGAAATGCGTAGTCAACTTGTCGAACACGGTTGTTCTCTGTACCCTTGTTGTTCTTTAGAACCACCAAGTCTTCGAATTCCAAATGCCAACCTGGTAGGTAGATTGTTGCCGCACCACCACGAACACCACCTTGTGAACATGACTTTACTGCGCTTTGGAACAACTTCAAAAACGGAATCAAACCAGTGTGCATTGCATCGCCATTGCGAATTGGTTGTCCCAATGCACGAATAGCACCTGCGTTTACACCGATACCTGCCTTCTGTGAAATGTAGCGAACAATAGAGGAAGTTGTCGCATTGATTGAATCTAGTGAATCATCACTCTCAATCAAAACACATGAAGAGAATTGGCGAGTTGGTGTGCGTAGACCTGCCATGATGGGTGTTGGTAGAGACAACTTAAATGTCGATACCGCATCATAGAAATCTTTAACCCAACGTAGACGGTCTTCTGTGTAACTTGCAAATAGAGTCGCACCAATCATCATGTACATGACTTGAGGGGTTTCGTAGTATTCTCTGGTTACACGGTTTTGCACGAGATACTTGCCTCGCATTTGCTCCATTGCAACGTAGGTAAAATCGTTATCTCTGTCGTACTTGATGTATGCGCCTAGTTCATTGAGTTCGTCTTCTGTATAGAGGGTCAGAATTTCTTTGTCGTATTTACCGTTCTCAACATTTCGCTTAACGATAGTTAGAAAGTCTTGTGGTTCAAAACCACCGTAAACTTCTTTGCGTAGCGCATAGTTAATTAACCGACCAGCAACATACTGGTAGTTTGGGGTTGACTCAGAGATTAGGTCTCCGCTTGCTTTGATTAATGTTTCTTGAACATCCTTTGTTTTAATACCGTCATAGAATTGAATGTGACTTCTGATTTCGATTTCAGATGCAGATACACCTGCAATATCTTCACATGCCCACATAACCACTTTATGGAATTTGTTTAGGTCTAGTGGTTCTTTGTTTCCATCTCTTTTTGTTACTAAGATTCCTCTTGGGTTCATTTCGTTCATCTTCCTCTATACTTTCTTCCAACTAACAATTTTTGCCTTTGCGGAAAGTCCACCGTATGTATTCTTTGTGATTATCGTCATAAGTTGGGTTGACGTTGCACCTGCAAGAACCATGTCATTTATATCTTTTTGTTCTACCATATCGGGGAAGAAACAGACACGAAAACCAGCGTCTATCGTCTTCTCCATCCTCTGAATAATCTCCTTATTTCTCGGTTCATTATCGTAGACAAATATCGTAGTATCTTTGTTGAACATGTCATAC